CTCCACAGTAAAAGGAACCGATCGAATAATCGCATCGGACATGACTGTCACGGGTAATCCAACAATAAACATAAATGTTAATGGCATTGCTGATTACATACTTGCTTTATTAGGTTTTGGTTCAGGTACACCTGGAACTATGCCAGTATGGGTAACTAACCAACAGTTAGGAGATTCATACATTAAACAAGTAGCAACACCAGCTCCATTAACTACACATACTGAAAGCGCAGAATTTCTTGCTGGTAAAACTTTAACCGTAAATAGTACTTTTATTGTAAACGGAGTAGAAGATCATAACAATTTAGAATCTCACAACGGTGTTTGTGCTTTTAACAACCAAGTAGATTTTGGTGATTTAACATCTATCAACGTGAATAGAGTTAATGCTTACTCTAAAATAAGAGTTTATGGAGAATTAATTGATTCTAGTGGACTTGGATCACCAGGTGGTGCGGGTCAAATACTATCTTCTACTGTTACAGGTGTAGAATGGATAGATGCTTTACCGGCTGGTATAGAATACAGAGGAACCTGGGACGCAAATGCTAATACATCAGTTGATGGACCTTTAGCATCAGGCGTAGGAACACAAGGATACTATTATATAGTAGATGTACCTGGAACTACTAACTTAGACGGATTTAATTCATGGCAAATTGGTGACTGGTGTATATTCTCTAGTGCTAATACTTGGCAAGAAATAGACAATTCAACTACATTCTCTGGCGCTGGTACCCCAAACACAATGACCAAATGGACAGGACCTAGTTCTTTAGGTGATTCTCAAACAACCGATGATGGTACTAATATAGCTATGGTTGCTGGTGGCGCACTAGCATTAGAAGGCACCTCAGCTGGAATAACATTAGTAGCTGGTGGTGGAGGTATTGTTACAGGTTCACCAACCACATTTAACAGTGTTGTAAATCTAACAAATCAAACAACTATTACTGGATCAGTAACCGATGCTTTCGTTAGCACTGGTGCAGCTGGTCAAGTATTATCTTCAACTGGTGCGGGTACGGTACAATGGATAAATGGCTCGGCAATAGCAGGGGGTTTAAGTGGTAGTGGTACTTTAAATACAGTTGCTAAATGGACTCCAAGTGGAATAGTATTAGGAGATAGCTCTATAACAGACGACTCTAATACAGTGGCGCTTAGCCCTGCAGTTCAAGTTAATATAACATCAAATGCTAATCTAACAGGAGTTGATAATATTATTGGAACAGGTGGTGGTACTAATTCATACTTTGGCTTAAATTATTTCCAAAGTAATGTTAGAATGGATAATGAGTTAAGAGATTCAAGCGGTAGCGCGGGAACAAGCAACCAAGTTTTAACATCTACCGGTGCAAATATCCAATGGCAAGATATAACAAAATTAAATGATGGATCTCAAGAGATAAGTGTTTCAGTAGATCCCGCAGAAATGGCTACATTATCAACTGTAAAAAAGGTTTTAATACCAGCTCAAGGTGTAGGAACAGTTATAGAAATATTAAGTGTAGCTTTCAAATATGATTATAATACAGTTGTATATGATTATACTAGTGATTTAATAGTATGTCCAGATGGATCTATAGGTAATACTGATACATACCAAGCAATGTTTAAACAATCATTTGTAAATGGTGCTGGAGATATTTATCAAGGAAATAATGATGGCGCAGGAGTATATTCTGGACACTTATTACAAGATAATACTGCTATGATATTAAGTACACCAGGAATAAATCCAACACAGGGTGATGGTAATATGAGATTAAATATAAGATATAGAGTATTAAACATATCAACCTGGACAGTAGTTTAACAAAATTAAAAAAATAAAAAATTAAAAATGGCAATTATACCAGCATCAAGAGGGGTTATATTTTACGACCCAGATCACAGACTTTATAAAACATCCAATCAGGCAAATGCTAATTTAACTGATATGGCATACACCATGCAAGACATTATAGATACAGTTAATGCATCGGAATCAGTTAGTTCAGAAACACAAACGGTATTAACCTCTTTATCAGGTGCAGTATACACTGATGAAGTGGCTCAATCTCTTTCTGAAACTGTAAATCCAGGTGATGTATCTATAATATATCCTATAAAATCAATTAGAGGTGGTGGTAGTCCTAATAACTCAAATAACTATGTTGACCCAATGCCTGGTTTTGAAGGTGTTGGAGCTTCTGCTTATTTTGATAAACCTATTATTATTAACAGAAGTCAATATACAAATGCACAATTATTTGGAAATGCGGTATCAGATACTGGACAATTTAATTCAGATTATTTTACTGTAATTAATTTAGGTTTTGTTAATAATGGATGGTTGTTAAAAGGTTTATGGGAAGTTGAAGTAAATGTTCAATATTCTGCTTGGGCTAAAAATTTACATGACGGCACAAGTCAAACACCAATAACTTTAATGACTACCATGGGTGGTGGTAAGAACAACCAAATTGATTATAAAGCGAGTGCTGAAGATGGAACAACCTTTAGCGATTTATTTCAAAACGAAACAATTATAGGTTCAAATAAGTTTGAATCTGAATATGCTACTAGAGATGTAACAAAACCAGATGGTACTATTTTTACTGCTGACGCAGATTTTTATACTTACGAACTGTCACATAAACAATTAATTAATAATTGGACTTGGGGTTATATGAATGTACAAACATATGCTAACGGAGGTAGTGGTATTGGACCTAGCGGAGCAGCTAGATTATATGGTGGTGCGGGCTCAATGATTGTTGGTAATGTTGCTGCAAACCCTTCAGGTTTTTCACAATTTAGTGATCTAGCAGACTCAGTGCGTGTTAATGGTGTCACACTTCCTAACATGAGTGTTGATGGAAATGGATTTGTTAGCGGAGGTGTTTTAGATTTTGTAGCTAATTCCGCGAGTCCTTTAGATCAATCAGTTAGTTCAATTCCTGGATTTGTAAAAATTACATGGGCTGGACCTACTGAAGGTATTGCTTCATATTACTACTATGGAGGTGATGGTATTGGAACAGGTAATTTAGATTAAACAAAATGAAACTACTATTATTTATATTAAATTTAATTAAAAAAATGTTTAAAACAAAAACTAAGAAAAAACAAGTTTATTATAATCAAGATTTCATAATAGGTTATAGTAACATGTTAGATGATTAAAAAGGTTGTTTACAGTCACTGGTCTAAGCCAGCAAAAGATGACTGTGTAGGATTTAACAGTAAAGAAGCATTTACAGATAGCGCTAAATTATCTATTTTAACTAGTAAAAAATGGGCTGATGAAATTGAATTAGTGACTGATAAAAAAGGTTATGAGTTATTAGTGAAAGATTTAAAACTCCCATTTGACAACGTTAAGATAGAACTAGACACACTAAACAAAATAGATACAAGGTTTTGGGCTATAGGTAAACTATACGCGTGTATATTACAAGATAAACCTTTTATGCATTTAGATATGGATGCTTTTTGGTTTAAAAAACCTCCTGCTCATATATTAAATGCTGAAGCGTGTTTTCAAAACTGGGAAACAGACGAGTATAGTCATCAGTATTATAGAAGATTAATACAAGACTGCTATGAAACACCTGAATTAAAAATGCATAAATATGTAGATTTTTCTAAGGTTGTATTAAACGCTGTGTGTTGTGGTTTTATGGGTTATAATAATTTAAAGCATATACCTGAATGGTATGATTTAGCTTTAGATTACATTAATACAGCTGGTAAAATTGCAGATCCTCTGAATGTTCCTTCAATAATGTTTGAACAATATTTTATTAGTAATTTATTACAATACTATAAAGTACCAATAACAACACTCGGTCATAAATGGGTTTCAGAACAAGATGCTAAAAAGTATGGATACACTCATTTAATATCACAATCCAAAAGAAAAAAAGAAATAGAAGTAAAAGTAAAGAGTAAATTAAAAAAATTAAGTAGAAATGGCGCTAATCCCTTTAACATATAAATTAGATTGGTATGACCCATCAAAACCAGGGGGATTACTTACAACAACAAATAACAATGTAAATACGGTTACGAGTTTAGATACTCAATATACAATGCAAGATGTTATTGATACAGTAATAGCAGGTGGCTCAACTCCAGGAATAAATGATAGAATACCTGTGTATCAAGAAACATCACCTGGTCAATTTACGCTAGCACCTTCCGCAGCGTCAATTACTTATCCATCTGTAACAGGAGCAAACTATATGATATTAAGAGACGCTTATAGTATGGTGTTATCAAGAGAAGCGGGTTCTGCAGGTGGTGATCCTGAATTTGTAATTGTAGATGAAGCATTTAATTATAAAGTCTCTATGGGGTGGGATGATGATGGCGATGGCTTTGGTTATCTATATAACTGGGCTGGTGATGGATGGAGAATTGGAGCTAATGGAAACAATCCTATGCTTGAAGTTGTTACAACTCCAGGATCAGAAAGTGTAAACCTACACAAACAAGTTGAGTTTATAGATTATGGAAGCGGTACTTACACAGGTACAGCTGCTTTTAGTTTAGCGGTTGATGCTAGTGGAAATGTAATTGAAACAGCTGGAGGAGGTATACCTTGGCCTTATCAGTACGATGTAGGTAATGGGACACTTCTACAAGGTGAAAACCCAGCAACAACTCAAGTAGGTGTTACAACTTTTGGTGTCGGGGCTGGAGCAAATCTAGGACCAACATCTGGTGGAGCATCTGGAGACAGTGGTAATACGGCTTTTGGATTTAATGCAATGAATTTAGAAAACAACGAAGTTCAATGTACCGCTATAGGTTATAAAGCTTTAGGTAATCAAAACGTAAGTCCAGCTTTTGCTGTACCATCAAACACCGCTATAGGTTATGCAGCTGGTATGGAATGTACATTAAGTTTAGCTGATACATTTGTAGGTGCAGAAATAAAAAGTGTAAATGCAGGCCAAAGTACTAATAATGTTGGTGTTGGTAGATCTTGTTTAAAAAACATGCAAGATGGTTTTGCTAATGTAGCTTTAGGTGCTTATGCATTAGAAAACCTTGTCTCAAATAACGAAAACATAGCTATTGGATGGCAAGCAAATAATGGAGCATCTCCAGGAAATAACAATATAGTTATAGGTCATCAAGCTCAACCAAGTGGTACTGTTAACAATGAAATTACTATTGGTAATACTAACCACGACAGATTTAGACTTCCAGGTAGCTTACCGTCATTTGATGATGATGCGGCTGCAGGAACTGGTGGTATATTAACCAATATGCTATATCAAACTACTGGGGCTGGAGCAGCTCCTTTAAACGTAGCTGGTATAGTAATGATTAAACAATAATAAAAAATAAAACAATTTAAAAAATTAAAACTATGGCATTAATACCTTTAACATACAAACTAGACTGGTATGATCCTTCGCAGCCAGGAGGAGTAATATCTAATACTAATAACAACGTTAATAAAGCAACCTCATTTGATACTCAGTATTCAATGCAGGATGTAATCGATACTGTTTCTGCAGGCGGCGGCGGTACAGATTTAAAACAAACAACAGTAACATTATCAGCTGCGCAAATGCTTACCTTAAATGGTGGTGGAACTTTAGAATTACTTCCTGCGCCAGGAGCTGGTAAATTAATAGCTGTAATGAATGTGGTTTATAAATTAGATTTCAATTCAGTTGCATATGATTACGCGGGAGCTCTAGGACAAACCATTCAGTTTTACATAGGAACAGAACCTTCAAGAAATATTCTATTTGGTGTATTAAATGCAGCTATTGATGAATACGGAAGTCTTGACTTTCCAAATAGTGATTCAAATACTAATATTGAACCAAATGTTGCTTTTACCCTTCAAGCTAGTGGTGGAATAACAGTATCGCAAGGAGACTCACCATTTGTACTTAGCATTCTTTACAGAGAAGTAGCAGTTTAGTAAATTAACACTTTAACAAGTGATTATAAATATACCCTGCTCGGGTAGAGCAATACCAATTATTAATTTTAAAAACCAAAACCAATGACGTTTTATTACACGACTAAATCGTGGAGTAGTCAACCACAAGTATCCAAAGAAACCGTTGACCTTTGGAAACATGTTGCGAATAAAAGCAAATGGAGAATTGTTCAACTACCTAATGGATTTTATCAAACAGAGTACCAAGATCTTAATGAAGATGTATGGCATGATGTTACTAGAAGAGAAACATTAGAAGGAGCTGAACAAGCTATAGATTCTTCAATTGAACATTATTCTAATAAATTAGAATTTGCAAACGGACCAAAGGTGGTTAAAACCTTTGAATAATATCTAAACCACAATATAATATAATTTAATCAAATGACAGAAAAACTTGTTAAAAATCTTAACTTTGGCAATGAAGCTCAAGATAAGATATTAAAAGGAATAGATAAACTCACAAAAGCTGTTAGCTCCACACTTGGGGCTAACGGTAAGTGTGTTATCTTAGAAGATAATTTAGGTAAACCTACTATAACAAAAGATGGGATTACAGTAGCAGAAAGCGTTACGTTATTAGATCCAGTTGAAAATATGGGTGCAATGCTTATAAAAGAAGCAGCGCGTAAAACCGTAAAAGAAGCTGGAGATGGGACAACAACCGCAACAGTACTAGCACATTCAATTTTACATTTAGCTAAAAAGCATAATATTAATAATGTAAGATTTTTAAAAGAAGGTATTGATTCTGCTGTAACCAAAACAATAAAATACTTAGATGACATAAGTATACCTGTTGTAGATGATATGGTAGAACAAGTAGCAACTATCTCAGCTAATAATGATAAAGAATTAGGGGAAAAAATATCTAAAGCTTTTTTAGCTGTAGGTAAAACCGGTGTGGTTGCTATGGAAGAATCTGATACTGCTGAAACATATGTAGAAATTGTAGATGGTATACAATATGATAGAGGGTTAAAAAACATGAGTTTTGTCACTGATAAAGGTGGTAAAAAAGCTGAACTTAACAAACCTCTAATTTTAATTGTAGAATCTAAAATAGAAAACATACGTAAGATTCAATCAGTTTTAGAACACGTCATAAAAACTAATAGAGCCTTGTTAATTATTGGAGATGCAGATACTAAAGTATTAGCAGCATTAGCAATGAATAAAATAAAAGGTAATATAAAAATAAATATAATTGATGCTCCTAATTTTGGAGTTACTAAAAAACAAGTATTAAATGATATTGCTATGATGACTGGAGCAACAGTTATTAATGAGCATTTAGGTGATGATTTAGATTTAATCCAACCTGAACATTTAGGTGAATGTGTTAAGTCGGTAACAACAGAATATGAAACCATTATACAGGTCGCAGGTGTTTCTCTACAAGTAGAAGATGTTATTGAACAAGTAAAGAAAGATATACTAAAAGAAACTAAACCTGGTCCTATAACACGACTTGAAAGAAGATTAGCATTACTATCCGCAAAAATTGCTAACGTAAAAGTTGGTGCTAATTCTGATGTAGAATTAAAAGAAAAAAAAGATAGAGTTGAAGATGCTGTGTGTGCTACAAAAGCCGCGATAAAAGAAGGTATAGTTCCAGGTGGAGGTATAGCCTTACTTAATGCTGCGTTAAAAATAAAAGCTGCAAACAAAGCAGAAGAAGTTTTATTTGACGCAATTAAATCTCCATTCGATGTTATATTAAGAAACGCTGGTATTAAATCTAATACAGACTTAAAAGAAGGGAATGGTATAAACGTGGTTACAGGAAATATGGTAAACATGATTGATAGTGGAATTATTGATCCACTATTGGTTACAAAAAGCGCTTTAAAAAACGCGGCTTCTGTAGCTACCACTATTTTATCAACTGATTGTGTAATTAATAATATTAGAATACATGAAGGCGATAGGGGATAATTTAATTATAACACCTATGGAACAAGGTGTTGAAGAAACAAAAGGTGGTCTATTATTAACTCACGGACAAAGAGAAGATATAAGGTTTGAAAAAGCTCAAGTGTTAACTTTTGGTGTTGATGTAAAAGGTATAAACGAAGGCGATGAAATATACTTCGATAGAAGAGCAGGCCACAAAATTGAAATAAATAAAGATACATATCACGTTATTAAATCAAGAGACGTGGTCGTTGTTTTATGAAAAAGCTAGAAGCAAGTGATATTAAAAAATTGAACTTGTTAAAACATTACCGTATAATACGCAAATGGGCTTGTAAAAACAACGGCTTGAATGATGCTGACTTAGAACTTCTTATATATCTAGACTGCATAGACATGTTTACTATTAAAGATTTTAAAATGGGCACATACTCTTATAGTTGGAATAATAGAAGGTGGAACAAGTTAATTCAAAACGATTGGATTAAAGTGTGGAGACACCGAAATAGAACCACAAGAAAATACAATATATATAAAGTTTCTTTTAAGGGTAAACAATTAATAAATAAAGTTTATAGAATAATGCTAGGTGAAGATGATATACCAACTAGCGAAAGAAGAAACATTATAATGAAAGGTGGCACGTATATGAATAAGGTTTTAAAAACCTCAATTGATCATGTTAATAAAGATAAAGCAAGATGGCAAGACAAAACAAATCTCCTTTAAAACAAGAGGGAAATAGCATAACAGACGAAGCAAATGTAATAGCTCCAGTTAAATACAATTCATTTGTAGGGGATTTTAGTGTTGATGCTTCTTTGGATGATGCAAGAGAAAGAAAAAGAACTTCCACTGGTTTAAAAGGATTAGAATTAAAATTATCCAAAACAAAACCAGGAAGTCCAGAACACATAAGGTTGTCAGCAAAACTTGATAAAAGAAACTTTAATCGTGAAAAAAAATCTATTAAAAAGAGTATAAGAAAATACGGTGAAGATGCTGATTTTAGTAACATATCTACTGAGTTTATGGAACACCTAAATACAGGTGGAAGTGTTGGTGATAAAGCAAGAAAAACTAAAAAACAAGTTGATAGATTTTTAGATAGAGATCAAAAATTAAGAGGAATAGTTGGTGTAGATGAAGTAGATAGAAGATCAGTTTATAATGAAGGTATTGATAATAGAAACAAAAAGATTGCTGATAAACTTGAAGCAGAGAAAAAAAAGCAAACCGAGATAGATGCTAGAATAACAAAACCAGGAATATTACCAACTAATTCATTTACTTTTCCATCAACATCATCTGTGTTTGATAGAAGATTTGTTCTCAACAAAGACCAAAAACCTTCATGGAGTATTTCAGGTTCAACAACTAATCCATCTAGACTTACAAGTCAATTTAATATATATGATTCTTTAAATATTAGTTTCAACAAGCCTCTTAGTAATTTAGAAGAAAATCCTCCCCAAAAAGGTAACGCTTTAAATAAAAAAAGACCTTTTATATCTCATACTAACTCTGTAACTGCTGGTAAACCTATTGGTAGTTTAATGAAAAAATTTAAATAATGCCTTATCAAAATTGGTATTCAGCAGCAACAAATGCAGCGGTGGACATGAACATGCCACCAGCTTTAGTACCACCTACTCCAAGTGTTATGACGCCACCTAGGCAACCAATTACACCTATTAATGCTAATGTACCAACCGGTATAGATTCGAATGAAAGGGAGTTTCAAGATACATCAAACTATTCTATGGGTAACTTAAGAACAGCTGGTAGGTTTGATAGAGAGACAGCTATGATCACACCAGAAGAAACTCAAAGAATGATGTATGGAGATCAAGCTTTTCGTAATACAAGAAGAATAACTGAAGAAAGAATAAATCATCCAAAACTAGCTTCAAACATACGCATGCCATCAACTAGATCGCAAGAAGATATGGCTCGTGAAGCAAGCGGAGGAGGTACTGAATTTATTGATATAAACGCGTCAAATCCGTTTTCAGATCAATACTCAAATTTATTCAGTTAAAAAATTACTAATATATAACTAAACAAATTATGGCAACAAATAAAAAACAATCAGGACAGCAGTATATATGGGAAGGACCATTAGATCCTTCTGGTATGCCTATGGGAATGGGTGACAGTAGAGGTATAACTGGCATGAAGTTAAAACTCGGAGCTACACCTTACACTCCAGGTCCAATAACACAAATCGCAAAATAAAATGGCAATATCAAATTTCCCTCAAAATCAAGCTAGCTTTGCTATTAATGTAATTCCTAGTGATACAATAAATATTCCTCAACCTTATATAGTAAGACAAAGCGCAAATACATCTAATATAGGTTTTACGCTTATAGACGCAGGTGGTCAATTCTTAGGTGATGGTACTCGTGTAGCAGCTATACAAGAAGGTGATGTGGTATATAATACTACAACCGGTGATGTAGCAACAGTTGCATCAGTAGATAGTGATAGTCAATTAACGCTAAGCGCGGCAATATTTACAGCAACACCTCAGAATTATCAAATTTATCAAGGTAATTCTAATCCTAATTCTTTTTTATTATATGTGGGAACAGGAGGTGATATAAGTATTGAAACTTCAGCGGCAGCTTCAGTAGTGTTAAAAAACGTTGGTAACGCATCTTTTATTCCTATTAATACAGGAAGAGTAAATGCATCTAATACTACAGCTACTGATATAATAGCTTTATTATAATGGCACCTACAATTTTAGGTAATGCTAATGCTATATTAGCTATTCCTAACGCAAATAAAATATCCCCAGGTCCTTTGACTAATTATATAATTATGGAAAATGGAGTGGATAGAATGTTAACAGAAAACGGATTAGATTTAATGATTCGAGAAAACTAAATAAAAAATGGCAGATATAAAATTTTCACAATTTACCGCGGAAGCAGACCTTAGCAATTTTACATGCGTAGTGGGTTATGAAGGAGCTGGTCCTAGTAATGTTCGTATTACTCCTACTGAATTAGTTGCAAGCTTAGAAGGTTTATTGTTTACTGGAACTCCGTTACCAGTAAGTAAAGGCGGAACAGGTGACTCAACATTTGCTTCTGGATTTTTAAAATCTCCAGGACTAACTAGTTCTTTTATAACAGTTGCTAGTATAGATGTAGCTACCGATATTACAGGTGTTGTTCCTATAGCAAATGGAGGTACTGGACAAAGTACACAGCAATTAGCTATTAATGCGTTAACTAACGCTGGCGCTTCTTCTGGAGGAGATCTTATTCAAAGCGATGGTACGAACGCTGTTTTTGTTCCAGGAATAAACGTAACTGGTTATAGCATGGTTCAAGTATTTGTATGGCCAAATGGTACACCAGTAGCGTATACAAACTGGGGAAGTGGTGTTGCAAGTTTACTACCTTTTAATACTACAGCTAGAGTAGCAGCTCAAAAAAATGCTCCAGGCCCAACAGCTTTTACAACTTATGGTTGGACATGTGCTAATGCAGCAGGTGGAACAGCGGGTCAAGTAGCTACATTTACATTAGGAACAGATGGAGGAGGAACTTGGAAAGTAGGTACTTGCCAACATTGGTTTGATCAAACAAATCAAGTAGAAGTTAGAGTATCTCTTGTTATACCAGGACCTAGTACTGTTGATGTTATAGATGAAAAATCTACAGAACTAACAGGAGATAAAATATTTTATGGAGAACTAATTGAAACTTTTGCCGCTGGTGATACAGTGCAAGTAGAAGTAGAGTTTACAGGCGGAGGAATAACACCGTTTCCATCAGATACAGGTAACAGACCGATAGAAATATCGTTTGAAAGATTAAATTAATTAAAAACAGTTTAAAAAAACAATTATGGGACAATACACAGGTAATCACCCTAGATGGGGAATGATTCGTGAAAGAGAATTAATACACGATGCAAAGCACAAACTTCATGAAATGGACGAGTCTTTAAAAGCATACGATAAAAAAGGACCACACAAAAAGGATGACGCTTTATATCAAAAGGATACTCCAGATACTGATCAAATTAAAGGCGCAAAAGCTAAAAGAGAGATCGGTGGAGATATGCCACAAGATAGAGGTAGATCTTACTAGTTATAGTAAATGGCTTTTAAAATAAAACCACCTTACACAATAGATACAACACCAGTATATAGGCGAGAATTTGAAGACCCAACGGTTCATGGAGTTACGTTAAATACTGGCTGTATTGTATTGAATGAAGATCTTCCTATAGATAAAGAAGAAAACACTATTAGTCATGAAAAAGTACACACTGATCAAATATTGAGAGGTGACTTGTCTTATGATGATGAATGTGTTTATTGGAAAGGAAAAAAATATTCTCGTTCTAAAATGCAAGAAGGAAGTAAGAGTCTACCATGGGAAAAAGAAGCTTATGCAAAAGAAAAAAAAGTTTAGTGAAACAAAAGTCGGACAGTTTTTAACAGGGGCTGCGCCAGGTATATTAAATACAGTAGGTGATGTATTGCCAAACAATGGAGTTTTTGGAGTGGTTAAAAATCTTATATCCAAAGACGAGTCATTACCACCAGAAGACAAAGAAAAAGCAATGAAGCTTTTAGAAATGGATATTGTTGAAATGCAAGAAGTATCAAAACGTTGGCAAAGCGATATGAAGTCTGATTCATGGCTTTCTAAAAATACTAGACCTATGACTCTTATATTTTTAACAATAGCATTAGTATTATTTATATTATTAGATGGTTTCGATATTAATTTTGGAATTGAAATGGGTTGGATAGATTTACTTAAATCTTTATTAATAACAGTATATGTAGCTTATTTTGGTTCTCGAGGAGCGGAAAAATTCAAAAGTATAGGTAATAATAAATAGTAAACAATTATTAAATTAAATAAAATAAAATTATGAGTAAAGAAATTAAAAAAATTAAAAAAGAAGAATTAACAAAAATTCAAGAAAGTCAAGCCAATATGGCGACATTAATTAGTCAAGTTGGTGCATTAGAAGCTCAAAAGCAAGATGTTTTAAATAGAATTCCAGAGGTTAAAACTGAAATGGATGAACTTAAAAAAAATCTAGAAGAAGTATACGGGCCAATCAACATTAATGTCAAAGATGGAAGTTATACTGAAATCCCAGTAGAAGAATTAAAAAAAGTTGACTAATGAATTCAAATATAAGAAAAATCAGTATTGGCGCTGACTATAAAAACGATGCCATGCATTATTCTTTAGGCCAACAGGTTTACGGAGGACATGAGATATCTTGTATATTGTTAGATGATACTGATAGTTCTTATAATATTTTTATTAAAAAAAATGATGAGGTATTGCCATGGAAAAAATTTAATTCTAACATGGCTATATCTGTTGAGTATGATTTAGAATATTAATGAGAAGTATTGAAAATTTTATTATCACACCTCTTGATGAAAGATATGAAAATGAAATAAGAGTTGATAATAAAAAATTAATAGTAAACGCATCTATAGAAGAATTTGAATTTATAAGTAGATTTGCAAAAGTTGTTGCAGTGCCAACAGCGTATCAAACCAATATAAACGTTGGTGATATAATAGTTGTTCATCATAATATATTTAGAAGATGGTATGATCAAACAGGAGCAGAAAGAAACTCTGCGTCTTACTTTAATGAAGAACTATATTTTGCAGCACCAGATCAAATATATTTAGTTAATAAAGAAAACAAATGGAAAGCGTTTGGTGAGTATTGTTTTATAAAACCATTAAAAGACAGAGATCTTACTGGTGTTATAAAATTTAATAACAATCAATTAAAACAAAAAGGTTTAAAACAAGGTGATATAATAGGTTATCCACCTGGTAGAGAATGGAGGTTTTTAATTGATGAAGAATTATTATATTGTATGAAATCTAAAAATATCTCTGTTAAGTATGAAAACCAAGGAAACGAAATTGAATATAATCCACGCTGGGCAAAAGGCGGTGGAAGAATTAATAAAGGTTGCTAAAGAACCTATTGTAGATTCAAACGATGATATATCTGCAGATAGATTAAAGAACGCTGCAGCTACAAAAAAATTAGCTATATTCGATGCTTTTGAAATACTTAATCGTATACAGGAAGAAAAAGATATGTTAGAAGCTAAACCAAAAGAGGTTAAAGAAAAAACTTTTAAAGGTTTTGCAGAAAGGAGATCTAAATAATGTATCAACAAACTTTATACAAGATAATAGATGATCATATAAACCCTAAAGTAATTAAAAGATTAAATAAATCTAAAAAATGGAAATATGGTTACAACAAAGAATATGATATAGTTGTAATTAGTAAAGACGGTACGATAGGTGAAATATATGAAATACAAAACTTAAAAATAGCTTTACCTAAAGCAAAAGATATTTGTAAGTTTAAAGATGGTAAATGGAAAAAAGTTGAATATCCTAAACAGTTAAGCAAAATAAAAACTGTATTTGACTTTAAACAATATCCAGAAGATTTTAAAGAACAATGGTACGATTACATTGATAATGAGTTTAATCGTAGAGATTCAGGGTTTTGGTTTTATAATAACAATAAACCTACATATTTAACTGGAACTCATTACATGTATCTACAATGGTCTAAAATAGACGTGGGTGCTCCAGATTTTAGAGAATCAAATAGATTATTCTTTATTTTTTGGGAAGCTTGTAAAGCTGATTATAGATCTTACGGAATGTGTTATCTTAAAAATAGACGTTCCGGGTTTTCCTTTATGGCATCTGGTGAAGTTGTAAATTTAGCTACTATATCTAGTGATTCACGGTACGGTATATTATCTAAATCTGGTCCTGACGCAAAAAGTATGTTTACAGATAAGGTAGTACCTATATCAGTTAATTACCCTTTCTTTTTTAAACCTACTCAAGATGGTATGGATCGTCCTAAAACAGAATTAGCGTATCGAGTACCTGCAAGTAAATTTACAAGACGTAAAATTGCAGCTGGTCCTGATGAGTCTTTAGAGGATTTAAAAGGATTAGATACAACAATAGACTGGAAAAATACAGGAGATAATAGTTATGATGGTGAAAAACTAAAACTATTAGTACATGATGAAAGTGGTAAATGGGAAAGACCTAACAATATATTAAATAATTGGAGGGTAACAAAAACAACATTAAGACTAGGTAGTAAGGTAGTAGGAAAATGCATGATGGGATCAACATCAAACGCTTTAGACAAAGGTGGTGATAACTTTAAAAAATTATACTATGATTCAGATGTTACCAAAAGAAACGCCAATGGACAGACTCGCTCGGGATTATATAATTTGTTCATACCTATGGAATGGAACTACGAAGGATACATTGATTCTAATGGCTTACCTGTCTTTGACACTCCAAAAACAAAAACATTTGGACCTGATGGTTATGAAATAACACTAGGTGTTATAGATTATTGGCAAAATGAAGTTGATGGTTTAAAAGGCGATCAAGATGCTTTAAACGAATATTATAGACAATTTCCACGTACTGAAAAACACGCTTTCAGAGATGAAACAAAAGCATCATTATTTAATCTTACTAAATTGTATCAACAAATAGATTACAATGAAGAGGTGTTAGGTATGAGTCCATTAGTTACACAAGGTAATTTTCAATGGGAAAATGGTATAAAAGACACTCAAGTTTTATTTATGCCTAATAAAGATGGTAGATTTAATATTTCTTGGGTTCCAAACAGAGAGCAACAAAATAAAGTTATATTAAAAAATAATACAAAATATCCTGGTAACGAGCATATGGGCGCGTTTGGTTGTGATAGTTATGATATATCAGGTACAGTAGATAATAGAGGTTCTAAAGGAGCTTTGCATGGTCTTAGTAAATTTAGTATGGAAGATTCTCCGGCTAATCATTTTTTTTTAGAATATATAGCAAGACCTCAAACAGCTGATATATTTTTTGAAGATGTATTAATGGCTTTAGTATTTTACGGAATGCCATTGTTAGCAGAAAATAATAAACCTAGATTACTTTATTATTTAAAACGTAGAGGTTATAGAGGTTATTCTATGAATAGACCTGATAAAATGTGGAATAAATTATCTACAACAGAAAAAGAAGTTGGTGGTATACCAAACTCTAGTGAAGATATAAAGCAAGCCCACGCTGCAGCAATTGAAATGTATATTGAAAACTATGTAGGATATAACAATGAATGTTATGGTAGCATGTATTTCCAAAGAACATTAGAAGATTGGGCTAAATTCAATATAAACAACAGAACTAAATATGATGCTGCTATTAGTTCTGGATTAGCTATAATGGCTTGTAATAAAAATAAGTATAAACCAGTTGCGGATTTTAAAAGGGATGTTGTCCCTTTAGGTTTTAAAAAATACAAAAACGAGGGTTATAACTCAAAAATCATACAATAAATGAACGGTGTAGACACTAATTATCTAAGTGGCTTTCCTAGTCAGGTAGTACCTTTCGAGGAAAAGAACACATATGAATACGGCCTAAAAGTAGCTAGAGCAATTGAGAACGAATGGTTTAGTAATAATAGATATGGTAATGGCAGCGCTAGCGGTTATGGATTATTTAAAACTAATTATTCTGAATATCATAATAGAAGACTGTATGCTAGAGGAGAGCAATCAATACAAAAATATAAAGATGAACTAGCTATCAACGGTGATTTATCTTATTTAAATTTAGACTGGAAACCAGTTCCTATTTTATCTAAGTTTGTAGATATAGTTGTTAATGGTTTATCAGATAGAGAATACGATATTAAAGCATACTCACAAGATCCTGATTCAGTTAAAAAAAGAACTGATTATGCAACTTCTTTATTACGTGATATAGCTGCTAGAGATTATTTAAGAGAAGCAAAAGATAGTTTAGGTTTAGATTTATATTCTACTCAAAATAAAGAAAACTTACCAGAAAACAAAGAAGAGTTATCTTTACATATGCAGCTAGATTATAAGCAAAGCATAGAAATAGCTGAAGAAGAAGTAATATCTAATGTATTAGCTAAAAATAAATTTAAAGAAACTAAGAGTAGAATTATACAAGACTTAGTAATACTAGGTATTGGTGCGGTTAAAACTAATTTTAACACTTCCAATGGAGTTACAGTAGAGTATGTAGACCCAGCTGAAATGGTTTATTCATATACTAAAGATCCTAATTTTGAAGATTTATATTATGTAGGTGAAGTTAAAATGATTAGTATATCAGAACTTAAAAAACAATTTCCTAATTTAACAGTAGAAGAGTTAAAACAAATTGAAAAGTTTCCTGGTGAACAAAATTATTTAAGAAACTGGAATGAAGCACCTGATGTGGTTTCTGTAATGTTTTTTGAATATAAAACATATATGGATCAAGTTTTTAAAATTAAAAAGACTGATCAAGGTTTAGAAAAAGCATTAGAAAAACCTGATACATTTAATCCTGAGTCTAATGATAATTTTGATAGAGTTTCAAGATCTATTGAAGTTTTATTTACTGGTGCTAAAATATTAGGTATAAACAATATGATATCTTGGAAGTTATCAGAAAACATGTCTAGGCCTTTTGCTGATAGTACTAAGGTTAGAATGAATTATTCAATATGCGCTCCGAGAATGTATCATGGTAGAGTAGAATCATTAGTAAGTAGAGTTACTGGTTTTGCAGATATGATACAGTTAACACATTTAAAAATGCAACAAGTTATATCTCGTATGGTACCTGATGGTGTGTATGTAGATGTAGATGGATTAGCAGAAGTAGATTTAGGTAATGGAACTAATTATAATCCACAAGAAGCATTGAATATGTATTTTCAAACTGGTAGTATAGTTGGTAGATCATTAACACAAGATGGTGATCCAAATAGAGGTAAAGTTCCTATTCAAGAGTTAAGAACTTCAAATGCTGGTGATAAACTTAAAAGTTTAATTACTACTTATCAATACTATTTACAGATGATTAGAGATGTAACGGGATTAAATGAGGCTAGAGACGCTAGTACTCCAGATCCTGACTCATTAGTAGGATTGCAGAAACTAGCCGCTTATAACTCTAATGTAGCTACAAGACATATATTACAAGGATCATTATATCTAGCCATTAGAACTGCAGAAAATATTTCATTAAGAGTAGCTGATTGTTTAGATCATGAGTTGCTAGCTGAATCTTTAAAAAATTCTATTAGTACTTTTAATGTAGGTACTTTAGAAGAAGTTAAGAATTTAAATCTTTTTGATTTTGGTATTTATTTAGAACTAGAACCAGATGCGGAAGAAAAAGCTCAATTAGAGCAAAGTATACAAATTGCTTTAAAATCAGGAGGTATTAATTTAGAAGATGCTATAGATATTAGAGAAGTTAATAATATCAAACTAGCTAATCAATTATTAAAACTAAAACGTAAACAAAAACAAGCTTACGAACAACAAGTACAACAACAAAACATTCAAATGCAGGCTCAAGCAAATGCTAAAGCGGCTGAACAAGCAGCAATGTCTGAAGTGCAAAAACAAGAGGCATTAGCAAATACTCAGTTACAAATTGAACAAGGTAAATCTCAATTTGAAATTGCAAGAATGGAAAAAGAAGCTCAAATTAAAAAAGAGTTAATGCAGGTTAAATATCAATTTGATATGAAGTTAGCTGAAATGGATATATTAGCTAGAACTGAAAAAGAAAAAGAGATAGAAGACCGAAAAGACAACAGAACAAAAATTCAAGCTACACAGCAAAGTGAAATGATTTCACAAAGAAAAAATGATTCAATGCCAGTTGATTTTGAAAACAATGAACAATTACCTGGAGCATTCGATCTAGAAGCGTTTGTGTAGTATTTTTTATTAATTTTATATTATTTTATTATGGCAAAACAAAAAGATTCTGGATCTTTAAAGATCAAGAAAAAATCTATTAAAGAACAGGTTACTAGTACAGAACCTATTAAAGTAGATTTAAGTAAAAAAGTAGAAGAAACAGTTGCACCAACTGTAGAAGCTAAAGTAGATTTAACAGAAAAACCCAAAGAAGATGCCGTTCAAACATCAAAGACAGATGATAGCAATGTTACTGTCGAAAAACCCAAAGACGAGGGAGACAGCAAAACAGTGGTTGAAGACGTACGGGAAACCGAAGAAGAAGTAATTCCTTTACAGGAGATTACAGACGAAAAAGTAAAAGAGCCTGTACCTCAAAAATCTATAGAAAAAGAAATTGTATTACCAGAAAATATAGAAAAACTGGTTAAATTCATGGAGGAAACTAATGGGACAATGGAAGATTATGTCAGGTTAAATGCTGATTATTCTTCAATTGATTCTAGTGTTTTACTTCAAGAATACTACAAACAAAGTAAACCACATCTTAATGATGAGGAAATAAAATTTATCATGGAAGAAAATTTCGACTATGATGAAGACCATGATGAAGAGCGAGACATCAAAAGAAAAAAACTCGCTTATAAGGAAGAGGTTGCAAAAGCTAAAAACTTTTTAGAAGATGTTAAAAGTAAATATTATGACCAAGTCAGATTAAGACCTGGTGTTACTGGAGAACAACAAAAAGCTATTGACTTTTTTAACCGCTACCAAAAAAATCAGGAAGTTGCTTTACAACAACACGAGGATTTTAAACAAAAAACATCTAGTTTATTCACTAATGAATTCAAAGGTTTTGATTTTGCGGTTGGTGAAAAAAAATATAGATATGGTGTTAAAAATCCAAATGAAGTTGCAAAGGCTCAGAGTAATTTACAAGACTTTGTTCAGAAGTTTCTGGACGATAAGGGCAACGTACAAGACACTCAAGGTTATCATAAAGCAATCTTTGCTGCTAGAAACGCGGACAAAATAGCACATCACTTTTATGAGCAAGGCAAAGCCGATGCTGTTAAAGATGTGGTTAATAAATCTAAAAATGTATCTACAGAGGCGCGTACGTCTCCAAGTGGTGATGTATTTATAGGTGGTTTAAAGGTTCGTGCTATTAGTGGTTCTGATACTAGTAAATTAAAAATTAAAAAACGATAATTTAAAAACAATTAATTATGCCCTTAAATCCTTTATTTGGTACGTTAAACCCGTCGCAGATCCAACAGATCACTTCGGATAACTACCTTAGTTTTACAGACGGTACTAATGACTTCGCTCAACAGTACCTACCTGAAATTTATGAAGCTGAAGTTGAAAGATATGGAAACAGAACTCTTTCTGGCTTTATAAGAATGGTCGGCGCTGAAATGCCGATGACATCTGATCAAGTAGTTTGGTCAGAACAAAATAGATTACATATATCTTACGATACTGTACAGCCATTAGCTGTTGCAGGAAACGTGTTAGATTTATTTGTAGTTCCAACAGCAGGACTTGCAAACGTTATTACTCCAGGTATGACTGTAGTAATTATGCCTAAGTCTGGTGGAGATGCTATCAAAGCTTATGTTGCTGATTCTGGTATTGTTACCGGATCTGCTCTTAACGCTAATGAAATTCAAGTATTTCCTTACCGTGAAACCGCTGCTGGTGGTGGATTAATTCCTGCTGACGCTGTAGGATTCAAAGTATTCGTATATGGTTCTGAATATCCAAAAGGAAGTTCAGGAGTATTAGAAAACGTTGAACCATCTTTCACTCAGTTCTCAAACAAACCAGTTATTATTAGAGATAGATACGTTGTATCTGGTTCTGATACTGCACAAATCGGTTGGGTTGAAGTAGCTGCTGAAGACGGTACAAACGGATACTTATGGTATCTAAAAGCTGAATCAGAAACTAGATTAAGATTCGAAGATTACTTAGAAATGGTTATGGTTGAAGGTGAAGACGCGCAAATTAACGCTGCTTCTGCTAACCTATTCCATACTCAAGCACAAGCTGGAATTACAGACTTTAATGCTGCTAATGCTGCTTTACTAGGTACTCAAGGTTTATTCGCTGCTATCGTTGACAGAGGAAATGTATTCTCTGCTTTCGCTGGTGCATTAGCTGATTTCGATACAATTCTTGAAAATTTAGATTCTCAAGGAGCTATTGAAGAAAACATGTTATTCTTAGACAGAGCTACAGAGCTTGACATAGACAACATGCTTGCTTCTCAAAACTCTTACGGTATCGGTGGTACATCTTACGGTGTATTTGAAAATTCTGAAGAAATGGCTCTTAACTTACAGTTCTCAGGATTTAGAAGAGGATCTTACGATTTCTATAAGACAAGCTGGAAATACTTAAACGATGCTTCTACAAGAGGTGGTTCAGAGAACTACACTCAAAATAGTGACATTGAAGGAGTATTAATTCCTGCTGGTACTTCTACTGTTTATGACCAAATTCTTGGTACTAACATTAGACGTCCATTCTTACACGTAAGATATAGAGCTTCTCAAACGGATGATAGAAGAATGAAGTCTTGGATCACTGGTTCTGTCGGTGGTGCTTACACTTCTGATCTAGATGCGATGGAAGTTAACTTCTTATCTGAAAGATGTTTATGTGTACAAGGTGCTAACAACTTTGTATTAATGACTTCTTAATACTTTTCATAAGGTTATGGGCGCTTCGGCGCCCTTATACCTTTAACTTATTTAATTATATTATATTATGACAAAAATCAAAAAAAACAAAGAAGTCGTTGTTAACGACTCTTGGGAAATAAAAGACAGGCAATATTATTTATTAGGTGGTAGAGAACCTATAACTTATACATTGTCTTCAAGACATACGCAGAGATACCCATTATTATGGTTTGATCCTGAAACTAATGAACAAAGAGCTTTAAGATATGCTACTAATCAAAACTCACCATTTATTGATGAGCAAAAAGGAGAAGTAACTTTAAAGCATATACAATTTAAAGATGGTGTATTGGTAGTTCCTAAAGAATACCAAGCATTACAAAAATTAATGTCATTATATCACCCAGGTTTAAACAAGAAATATGCTGAAAGAAAACCAGTTCAAGCAGCTATACATGAAGTAGATAAATTAGAGTTTGAATTAGATGCTATGAATGTTGCAAGACAAATAGATATTGATTTAGCAGAAGCTATATTAAGAGTGGAAAAAGGATCAGGTGTATCAAATTTAAGTTCTAAAGAATTAAAAAGAGATATACTAGTGTTTGCTAGAAATAAACCTTCATTGTTTATTAAACTAGCAAATGATGAAAATGTTCAGTTAAGAAACATATCTATAAAAGCAGTTGAACAAGGTATAATTTCTTTGTCTAATAAAAATAAAGATTTTTTATGGGCAGAAAATAAAGAAGTTATAATTAAAGTTCCTTTTGGAGAAAATCCATATAGTGCCTTTGCAAGTTTCTTACAAACTGATGAAGGTATCATGGTGCTGAAGTCTATAGAAAAGAAACTATACTAATAATAAACAGGCGGGTTAACGCTCGCCTTTATTATAACAATAACATACTATGGCTATAAACGTAAATTCTGTATATAGAACTGTATTATTAATTTTAAATAAAGAGCAGCGTGGATATATGACACCTGATGAATTTAATAAAACAGCTACACAAGTACAGTTAGATATATTTGAAAAATACTTTGATGATTTAAATCAACAACTGCGTGTCATGCAAACTGATACTGATTATGCTGACAGGCAAATGAATATAGACGAAAAAATAGCTATATTTAAAACCTTTGGAGAATGTAACTATATTTCTCCACAAGGTTATTTTACCCTCCCTACTGTAGATTACTACGGTAATACAGTTGAGTTTTATAGACTCGGAACAGCTGTATATAATGAAGAAGTAGAACTACAAAGACTAGATAGAAATGATTTTTACTACGCAGAAAAATCTAAATTAACTAGAGCTTCTTTACAATTTCCAACTTACTTGTATGAAAACGAATTATTGTTTGTAAGACCCACTGCTATAACTAGTAGGGTCACGGTGAACTATGTTCGTAAACCACTTCCGGTAAGATGGGGTTATGAAACTGGACCTCAAGGTCAATACGTATATAATAGTACGGTTTATGAACCTGCGGTAAACCCAACTGGTTCTACACAATTTGAACTTCATCCTTCTGAACAAAGTGAAGTTGTAATAAAAATATTAATGTATGCTGGGATAATTATTAGAGATCCTCAGATAGTACAAGCGGCTGCTCAAGAAGCTGCAATGAATGAGCAAAACGAAAAAATATAATAAATGACACTAATTTCTGAAAACAACAGACAGTATTACGCGGGAACACAAACGTTCATAGCAGATGGCGTTAACTTTAGTTTTCCAACCACGTTTAACACTAATTTAGTTTTTGCGACGGCTGATCCAACTAGTGTTAACTGGCCTGCAAATAACTTTTATTTAGAGGTTAGTGTAGATGGTGGCGTAACATATACCCCGTTATACAACACTTACACGGTGGTAGATAATACTGTTACGGTAACAGGCGGTTTAGTTGCTGGTAATTATTTAAAAGTTCAATTAACTGAAAACACTGTTTGGCAAAATTATGGTGGTTATTCTTACACAAAACTTCATGATGTAATCACTAACTATATGATTGCTTATGTTGGTGCTGGAAAACTAATACCTAGTGTTAAAAGAACTGATGTTATTTTTCACGCTAAAAGAGGATTACAAGAATTTAGTTATGATACTTTAAAAAGTATTAGATCTCAAGAATTACAAATACCTGCAAGTTTATCTTTAGTTATACCTCAAGACTATGTTAATCATGTAAGGTTAGCATGGAAAGATGAGTTAGGAGTGTTACACACTATACAACCTAATAATGGTTTAACAACTAATCCCTACGAAAGCTTAGCTCAAGACCAAGATGGTTTACCAATACAAGACGCTTTAAATGAAAATCTAGAAACAACTTCATTAACTAAACAAGCTTGGAGAGTAGCAAACGATAGATTAATATCTGGGTGGAGTGGTAATTGGTGGAGTTATTATACTGATTATTTTAGTACTCCTTTTCCTTTATATTGGAATCAAATAGTAGGTCAAAGATATGGTTTAAATCCTCAAACAAGTCAAACAAATGGATGGTTTGGAATAGATGAGAGACAAGGTAAGTTTACTTTTTCTAGTAATTTATCTGGAAGATTAATAGTGTTAGAATATGTTTCTGATGGACTTGCTTATGATCTAGATACTAGAATACCTAAAATGGCTGAAGAAGCTCTTTACGCGTATATAAATTATCAGATACTAGCTACAAGATCTCGTATGCCTGAATACGTTGTTAGAAGATATCAAAAAGAAAAAAGCGCAAAACTAAGAAATGCTAAGATTAGATTATCTAATATTAAATTAGATCAAATAGTACAAGTGATGCGTGGTAAATCTAAATGGATTAAACATTAAAATTAAATGGCAGAAATAAAAAATACTTTTCTAAAGTCTAAAATGAATAAAGACTTAGATGAAAGATTACTACCTAACGGTGAATATCGTGACGCTCAGAATATAGCAATATCAAAGTCAGAAGATAGTAACGTTGGAGCTGCTGAAAATGTACAGGGAAATAGACTAGTACTTAATGGAAATGTAGGTAAAATTGTTGGGGATATATTAAGTTCAACTCCTTTAGTTATTGTTGGTCAGTTTGCAGATGAAATAAATAGTAGAATATATTTGTTTTTAACTAATAATTTTGATGAATCACTACGTTATATTAAAACTACTCAAAATGCTATAATAAGATATGATATAGATAATGGAGATATTTATATATATTCCGCTGGAACGTTTTTAAATTTTTCTACAGGATATCAAATACGAAACATTAATGTTATAGAGGATTTAATGTTTTGGACTGATAATAGAAACCAACCTAGAGTTATAAATATAAATAATCCAGATGCTACTCTTTATAATAATTTTACATCTATAGCTGATCTACCTTATATTACTGAAGATCAAATAACAGTATGTAAATATAACCCATACAAACCTATTGAAGTATGGAAAGATAACGCGGGTGTTATTGAAACTACTATGGTAGATGCTGTTAGCTCTACATCACCCATGATTGCTCAAGCACAGATGGATGCTAACATACTTTTACCTTCAGCGCCTCAAGAAATTTTAGTAGATACCGCAACTTATACTCCAGGTATGAGTGATGCTATTGCTGTAGGTAAACAAATATGGACAAGTGATGGTCAAATAACTCCAGAAGACAACGTGTATATTGTATCTGTAGTATCTCCAGGTAGATTTGTTATTGCTCAAAGAGATGGAGGCAACATTGTATGTAGATTTGAAGCGTTTAGTGGTCCTAACCCTGTTATGGCATATTTTGGTTATGAAAATCCTAATTGGGATAACACTGGTGGAGCAACCACGTATCCTGGTAATCAAGATTTTTTAACAGATAAATTTGTTAGATTTAGTTATAGGTTTAAATTTACAGATGGAGAGTTTTCTTTAATGGCTCCATTTACACAGGCTTGTTTTATTCCTAAACAGTTTGGGTATTTTTTAGAAGGAATTATTACTCCAACTGGTGAGGAGGTTAGTGATGAAACTAGAACATATGAAAGTACTGTAGTTTCTTTTATGGAAAACTTGGTTAATAGAATTTTTCTTCAAATACCAATGCCTGACGCGATAGATGGTACTCAGTTAAACGCTAATCAATTACTAGAAGTTTTAAATATTGAAGAAATAGAATTACTGTATAAAGAATCTGATAGTTTAGCTGTGGCTGTAGTTGAAAGAATAACCACAGAACAATTAAATACAGCTGGTGCGGTAACCACATATGAATATGATTATCTAGCCACTGAACCATTTAAAGTATTACCTGAAGATCAAACCACTAGAGTGTATGATAAAGTACCTGTAAAAGCTTTAGGTCAAGAAATAATAAGCAACAGAATAGTATATAGTAATTTTCAAAACAAACACACTCCACCTGAGTCTTTAGATTACAATGTTGGTATATCTTCTAAAATTCCTTATGATGAATTAAATAGCAATTATTCTTATTCGTCTTATCCAAACCACACTGTAAAACAAAATAGATATTATCAAGTAGGAATAGTTTTATCTGATAGATATGGAAGAACATCTACGGTTTTACTTTCAAATAATCAAAATTTTGTAGCAGCAGCCGCACCTAACCCTCAGTTTGGTGCTGATACTATATACGTACCATATCAAGATGAATATGATACTCAAAATTTTAATAACATAGTAGATTGGCCGGGTAATAGTTTAAAACTATATTTCAATAATATTATAGATTCAGCTTTTGATTCTGAACTAGGTACACCGGGCTTATACAATGGAGATCCAACTAGTAGTAATTATAATCCACTAGGTTGGTATACTTATAAAGTTGTAGTTAAGCAAAAACAACAAGATTATTACAATGTTTATTTACCTGGTATATTAACAGGTTTACCCGCGGCTTCACCTGGTTATCCTGATGGAGAAATATATACCTCCACTATTACATTATTTAATGATAATATAAATAAGGTTCCTAGAGATTTAAAAGAAGTAGGACCAGATCAAACACAATTTAGAAGCAGTGTAGAGTTATTTGGTAAAGTTAGTCCTCAACTACCTATAGCACCAGATGTAGTACCTGTGGTTACTCCACTATATAACACTCAATACCTACCAAATTTAGTGGCGGATATTACAACTCAAATAGGAAGACAAACAGATTTGTTTTTCTCTGACTATTGGAATCAAAATGTTGCATCAAGTTTTATAACATTAAATGATGTTTATGACTCTGATTCAAACCCTTATTTAGCACGAATATCTACTCAAAAATTAATAGGTAGTGGAGGAGATAATACACCTCCTGCAAGTGGTTATCCATTTTTCTTAAGTGTTTATGAAACAAAACCTGTTGAATCTAAGTTAGAATTATTTTGGGAAACTTCTACTAGTGGTAAAATTAGAGACTTAAATAATGCTATCAATACAACTATACCGTCTATTCCAGATGAAATTGAAGATTTTCTTGTTAATTTTTCAGAAGATAGAAATTATACAAACCCTGTTCAAGCATATACTACTGGACAAGGACCTATTATAACAGACGATTTTTATATAGAAGACGCGTTAGGGTCAGCTATAAATAGTACGTCTATGACAATGACGATTTTAAATAATGCTGGCACTGATGTAACCGCAACTATAGGAATTACATTAGTTGAAACAGCGGCAGGAGTAGTAACTCCCAACGGTAACACACATCTTTATGATAGCTATACACTTCAAATAAGCAAGTATTTTGTGTACCTGTCTAATTCTCAGATTAGAAATTGGATATTTAATTTTGTGGCAACAAATGATGCTACAGGTGATATAGGTCCAACTATAATAAAATATATAAACTTAGGTAATGCTGCGCCATCATTTGATCCATATTCAGCTTACAGGATTTTTCCTTATAATGCTTTTGGTTTGGCACCACCTCCCGGTTCTAATCCAACTTATTCAGGTGAAAATGGAACAGCAGATCCTGATCTTATTACTGAAGAACTAGAGTTACAGTATGCAATAGTAGAGCAATCACAGTACGGCCAAAGTGTTAATATTTTTAATATAGACGCTGAAACAGGAGAGTTAAGCCAACTACCACAAACTATAATGACAGGTCCTTATTTTCTTAGGTTAGCTGTCACAGACGCTTTAGGTGCAGAAGGAGCTATAACTACAGTAATAGAATTAAACTTTGATTTTGGAGAAGCATCAGTAACATGTACGTTTATAGATTCTGGAGAAGCTATTAACTTCTTACAGGGTTCAGATGCTGGGTTAGTAGTGTGGTCTAATAAATCTACTGGTTTAACAGTACCAGATTATGATACTCAAAGACCTGGTTCAGCTGGTAATCCTAGCAACCCTGACTACATCCCATCTGTGTGGAATCAAATACCTGATCCTCAAAATCCAGTTAATATTAACAATGTTTCATATGGTACTCCAGGAGCAGGGTTTACATACAATGTTAAATCTTTAGATTTATCTGATGGACCTAGTTGGTGCACATTAACTGGTACTGATAGAGGTTTAAGAAAAGGTGTTGCTTATATTACAATATCTTTAGTTCAAACTATAAATCCTTTTGATTTCAGTACACAGCTACCACCTCTTTTAGATTTATCCGCTAGTGTTTGGATACAAAGAAGATCAGGTGGTGCTTTACCAACCCCTTGGGAAGACGCTATAGATAAAGATGGCCTTGTTGTTGGAGGTCCTACCGGTTTACCAATTGGAGGTGAATGGAAAGTTAATTATCCTATTAATCAAGGTAGCGCGTTTTATTCTTTAAACTTAGGTAGTTTAGTAAATATTGATCCACAAGGTGGATATCCTATAGGTTATGAAGATCATATTATGAAAGGTATAATGGATAAACCACAGTCTAATGCAAGCGATCAATTAACAGTTGTTGCTACAAGAACTTTTGCTTTTGATGCTAACAATCCTTTTGCCGCAGGAGATTACAGGGTTATGGTAAACAACTTACAAGGTTCTCAAACAGAGTGGCCTAGTCCAACTACCACAGAAGGTAACACAGGTGTGTATAAAAATGAAAACTGTAAACTTAGTATAACATATGGAGATTTTTATTATCCATTTGGTATTACAAATCGTACATGGAGATACAGTGTGATGACTGTAGCTGAACCAGATGTTGTGTCAGCATCTAATTATACAGGTGTTCAATGGACAGAGGTGTTTGCAAGAGAACCATTTTTTAGATATGTAACTCAATTTTATACTGATTCAGAATTAACAACGCAATGGAATCCAACACAAGTAGGAACTAACACGTGGCACGCTTATAAGGCAAGACCTAGCGCGGGAATTGGTGGGGCAGGTAATCCTAATGGAAACGACGGTGCCGCTGTAACAATTAACAATTTTAACAACTCTAATTCTAATCCACAAGCAGATAGAATATGGTTGGCTGAGTTTGGCGCTACAGGTGCTAAGACTGGATTTTCATATCCTAAATCAATATAATGTTAATTTATTAAAAAACAAGTGATTATAAATTATGCCAGCAGTAATAGAAGTAAATTATTTTAACTCTTTTTGGTTAAAGAAGATAGTAGATGGAAAAGCACAAACGCAAACTACAATAATTAATCCAATAATAGATCCCACTACTTTACCTAGTAATAATGTATTTCCAGGTGTAATATCACCTATAACAAATACTACTGGAAGTGGTTACCCTTACTTTGCTCAAGCCGGTACAGCTACTGTAGCTGGATTAACACCTGATCCTTTTATACCACCATTACTAGATTGGTGTGTTGAAGAGGCTAGAATAAGAGGTGGTTATAATAATACAAATGTTGATTACGGAGTTAGAGCTTATATAGAAGAAGAATATCCTCAATCAGCAATTAGATTTAACTCTATGATTTATAGTGGTATATACAACGCTAGAACAGGAGTTAATAATACTAACCAATTTCCAGTAGGAGAAGACATTATAAGAAGTGTAGATCCTAGAAATGGTAGTATACAGAAAATTTATGCAGAAGATACAAATTTAATAATATTCCAAGAGAATAAAGTTAATAGAGCATTGATAGATAAAGATGCTATATATTCAGCTGAAGGTGGAGGTACTGTTACTTCTTCCAATGTAGTTATAGGTCAAATAGTTCCTTATGCTGGTGAGTATGGTATTAGTGATAATCCAGAAAGCTTTGCAGTGTATGGGTTTAGAAAATACTTTACTGATAAAAACAAAGGAAGTGTATTAAGACTTTCACATGATGGAATAACTGAAATATCAAGATATGGTATGACAGATTTCTTTAGAGATCAATTTGCAACTGTAGACACTATAGATGACTTCGGTCAATTAATTGGTGGTTGGGATAATTACACAAAACAATACACTTTAAATATAAAACCTTTTAATCAAGATGGTTCGGCTAAAGCTTCTCGCACATTAGCTTTTGATGAATCAGTTTTAGGGTGGCCAACATTTTATACTTATAATCCTAACTTTATATTTAGTGTGAACGGTACAATGTATTCAATACCTGATTACAATGCTGATTCTGATTTACCTGATCCAGGTGGAAATATATATAGGCATTATGTTGAAGGAGCAGGTACTAATAGAAATAATTTTTACGGTATATCTTATCAGTCTAGTATAGAATTTTTATTAAACCCAAATCCTTCAGTTCAAAAAGTATTTAAAACTATTTCATACGAAGGTAATAATGGTTGGCAAGTAGATTCTATTACATCTGATTTTACAGGATTAGACTTAGTAAATGCGGTTTGGGATTCAACCCAAGATTTTGCGCCTAGAGTTTTAAGTTATTATGAAGGAGCTTATACAGAAGACAATGTCCAGTATTATGCAGGTTTTTATAGAAAAGAAAATAAGTACGTAGCAAACTTAATTAACAACTCGCCGGTAGCACCAGGTGAAGTTGTGTTTGGTGTGGATATTAGTGGTATAAAAGGATATGTTGCCACGGTTAAAATGTCTACAGACGGAACAACAAACCCAGGCGGCACAAAAGAATTATTTGCAGCATCGTCAGAGTTTGTTGTATCATCAATTTAAATTTAATTATATGGATTTTAATGCAAGAGCTCTTACCACTAAAGACTGGGATACCCTAGTAGAGTGGTGGGATTGGTGGCCTGGTTGGGTCGCACCACCAAAAGATTTTTTACCAAATCATGGAACAGGAGGTTTTATGGTAGAAAAAAATAATACACCTATAGTAGCAGGTTTTGTTTATTTCACTAATTCTAAAGCGGCTTGGATAGAGTACATTATATCTAATCCAAAATACAAAGAAGACGATAGACCAGAGTCTATAGAATTCTTACTTACAGAGTTAGAAAACTTTATTAAAAGTATGGGATATACTTACATGTTTACTAGTTTACAAAGTAAAAGTTTAATAAAAACACATAAAAAATTAGGTTGGTTTGTTGATGAAAAACCATCTTATGAGGTATCAAAAAAATTAACATTATAAATTATGGCAGCAGCAACAACGATCGCGTTAGCAGGTATGGGAGCATCAGCTTTAACATCAGCAGTAGGAGCTGGTGTGTCAGCAGGAAGAGCAGGTAGAAGAGCTGCTTCTTTAAAAAACGCTTTAACAAATTTTGAAAACAATAGAGATGAGGTAATAAACCCTTATGCTGGGGTAGAAAACCTTAGTGACATGGCCACAAATCTATCTGGCATGATTACTAATCCATACGCTGATCTATCTGTTGCTACTCAAGCTGCTGAAATGCAAGCTGAAGAAGCTGATATTGCTTTAGCTAATACTTTAGATACTTTAAGAGCTACTGGCGCAAGTGCTGGTGGAGCAACTGCTTTAGCTCAAGCTGCTTTAAAATCTAAACAAGGTATTGCGGCTAGCATTGAATCTCAAGAAGCAATGAATGAAAAACTTAGAGCGCAAGGTGAACAAGCTCGTATACAAGCTGTTATTGATGAAGAAAGAAGAATGCAGGGAGTAGAAATATCTGAAGCTCAAAGAATACAAAACGCAGAAGCGCAAGGATTAGCGTATGAGTTTGAAGCACAAGAAGCTAGAGATAATGCTCATATAGATCGTTTATATGGTCAAATGAGAAGTGCTCAATTACAGCAAGAACAGAGTATGTCAGATACGTTTGGTGCTGTATCAGGAGCGTTTGGTAACGTAGGTATGTTTGCAGCTTCTCCAGCTGGACAAGAAGCTTTCGGCGGATAATTAATAAATAAATAAAATGGCAGAACAAATAACAAACCCTGTTTCCTATGGTGGTAGAGCAGATCAAATGGCGATTGGTAAAGGAATAGTCGATGCTTTTAATACTTCTTATGAAGAAAAATTAAAAAGAGATTATTTTCAACAAGCTATACTAGATGAGGAAAACAAAAAATATCAATCAGTTTATGATAGTATAAATACTATTCCACAAACAGGCGTGGATACTTTTGATACTAATGTTAATAGATTTTTTAACGAAGGTGCTGATAAAATATTTGAAACTAAAAGTCTTGTTTCAGATGGATATTTAACTCAACAAGAAGGGGCAAAAATAATATCTGAAACTAATAATTATATTACTAAGTATAAAACCCTAGCACCAAAAGTTGTTGAACAAATAAAATATTATAATCAAGCTAAACAAAATGGTACGTTGTCTAGGGTTAATGATAACGGTATGTCTGCTATGCTTGATGCTATAGCAAATGGAAGTGGAGATGTAAGATTATTAGAGAAAGACGGTAAAATGTATCTTAGTGGTAATGGTAAAATAAACACTACTGCAGGTAAAGAAGACTGGAATTACACCATGAATCTTGATCAACTTGGTAATTTACTTAGTGATGATACTTTTGCTATGATTAAAACTATTCCAACTTTTACTGATTTAGGTATTGATGAATTATTTGAAGCTCAAAAAGGTTTATTAAAAGGAGCTATGGATACGTATGAATATACAGATAGTCAAGGTAATATTAAAACTAAACAAGTTTATAATCCTAAAAGATTAGGTGAATTAATGGTTAAATCTAGTATGTATGCTGATTTATTAAATGATCCAGAAATGGGAGTTGTTTGGTCAGATATGGTTCATGGTAATCAAGAACTTGGTACCTTTGAACAATGGGATCCTAATAATACTGAAATGAGAAAAAAGATGGAGGGATGGTTGATTGACAAAGCTATTCTTAGAAATATTCCACCTGATGAAATAATAGATGTTCAAAGTGTAAAGGGATCAACAAATAACAATAACTTTAGTGGTGTTGGAGGTAGTGGTTTTGTCAATACATTGTTAGCTGATATAGCGCCTACAATAACTAAGTTTATTGAAATGCAAGCTATAGATCCTATTGAAGGAGAAAATATTGAGGGAGGTGAAGGAAGCGCTACTGGAGCTAATAATTTAGGAAAAAAATTAACAGCTGAGAGTATTACTTTAGACCCTCAAGAATCTATTAATATCCTTCAAAGATATAGTACGGGTGATGATTTTTACAGTGTGTTAGATAATGATTCTATAGGGGATTTAGTTTCTCAAGGTCATAATATAATAGACAATTTAACTGAAGAAGACTTTACAAACACAGACAGTGATTACAATGAGTATTACAACAAAGAATTATCCTTAGACCAGAACAAGCAAAACCTTAAAGACGCTCAAACAAAAGCTATAAGAGAAACTGTGAAATCTTTAACACCAGGAGATGGTAAAGCAAGAAATGTAGTTGTAATAAGAAAAGGACAATTGAAACCTACAAAAGTAAAAGGAGATATTTACTCTGTATTAAAAGAAGTTATAGAAAATACTAACTATCTTTCAGGTAAAGACGTAGGGCAAGCATTAGAGGTACTTAATTATTATACTAATACCAATATAAACCCAGACGCTTTTGATGTTCAGAAATGGGGTGAGTTTGATGTTAAAGAAGATTTAATAGATAAAAGCGGTAATAAAATAGTTACTACTTATAATTCTAATCCTACTGGTAACTAAATTAAATAAATAAAATTTTATGTTCGAAGAATACATTGTAGATGGTACTACATATCAAGTATCCCCAGATAGATTACAGGAATTTAAAAATGATTTTCCTAATGCTAGATCTAAAAAGGAGATTAATGAACTTAATTTTAAAAAGAGTCAAGTAAGTAATTCAAGTTTTGAAGGTGATCCAGCACTTACCCAATTAAAAAATCCATTAGATAGAGATGATAGAAGATATGTTGAAGTTACTACAAAAGGTAAAGGAAGACGTAATAAAGCTGGTAAATGGATTGAAGGTAAACCTACAACTAATACTTATTGGGAAGATGAATGGGATGTTAGTGGTTATGGAGATGAACTTGGAATGAGCTTTGAAGAATGGGCTAATAAAAGTAATAGAACTATAAAAACTGAGATTGGTAATGAAGCTGATTTTCAAAGAAATTTATTAGAAGATGATACTATAGGAAAACTAGATGAGGTAGTTATAGGAGACAAACAAAAAAGAGTAGTAAAAACTGACGATAATAATAATGTAAGGCAAGAAGAAGATTTACCAGGAGTTAAACTTGTAGAAGATGATGAAATAACTGTTAAACAAGGTAAGACTGGTAGAAATAAAATAGCTTATGCTAAAGACTATGTAGAGCGCATGAAGCTTATTACAAATGATAGGTATAAACCAGAAACATTGTCTTATATATTTAATGGTTATATTGATAATGTTTACGAACAAAATCAAGGAGAATTTGAAGTTGATTTTAAAATTAATGAAGGAGAAAGTTTTACAGATGAGTTCAATAAACCTATAAGCTTAGGTAATACGGGACGAAGAATTATAAAAGGTGATAAAGCAAATAGAACTCAAGAAGAAGTAAATAAGTTTAGAGATTTAGTAAAACAGGAGATGCCTGTTGAATTATATAATATTCTTGAACAAGCAAACTTTAATGTAGAAAACATCGATTACAATGCGGTTAAAGACTTAGCAGCAACTAATGATGATGTTAAGAAGTTAATGAAAAATTTTGTTGAGGATAAAAAACAAAGTGAAACAATAAGTATTCAAAACAAATGGTCGGATGTTTTAAGCCCAGAACAAATGTTTTTAGCTATACCACAACCAAATCCAGATTGGAATAGACGACAAGATAAAGTAGTTCAAATAAATTCAGATATAAAAAATAAATATAGAGGAACTCTTGTAGCTGCTGGTGTTGACCCTTACACGGCAAATCTTATGGCGAATGGTATGGAATATGGTAAAGAATACAAAATACCTCAAATGTTTGATGAAACAACTCCATATAAAAATGCTTCTTTATTTCGAGATGATGTATTTAAATTAACAGATCCAACGAAAGCTATCCCACAAAAAGAACAAGAAGCTTATTTTGATGGGTTAATTGCAATGCAAGGAGAACGTAGAGATGAATGGACTTCTAAGCTAAAAGATTATACTGAAAGAAACGCACCTGCTGTAGCTCAAATAGCTACTTTAAAATCTCAAATAGAAGCGATAGATGTAGATTCTTTAACAACTCAAAAAGATGTTGATTGGTATAATGGCTTATTAAAATCATATCAAGAATTTGTAGAAGATTATGAAACAGGTTCATTAAGAGCAGAAGGTATAGTATTGATGGACGAATTAAATTATATTCAAGATGTTGGAGATAATATAATGGAACAAGCTGACATGTCTGGTAATGTTAATCTTGCCGCTTGGGGTTCTCAATTTAACTATAATCAATTAGATAAATTTGCTGCAACTATTGAAACAGAATTACTTGCACCAGCTATGGTGTTAGGTGCTAAAACTGTAAACTTTGTTGGACAGCTTGGTCAACCAAGTGCAGCACCGCTGAAAGCAATAGAACTAAATAAACTTGTGGAAAAAGGAGATATCAATCCTTTAAATTATATAGGTACTACTTTACTTTCACCTCTAGATTATACTGGTTTAGAAGGTAGAGCGGTTAATTATTTTAGTGATGTTACAGAAGATTATCAAGAAGAATTTGCTCCACCTGCAAAAATTGGAGATGTATTTGATGAAAGATCAGCTTTAACTTTTGGTGATTGGATGAGTGGTGCGTTGGCAGAAAATGGATTAACTATAGCTCAAGTTCTTGGACCAAGTGCAGTTGCTAGAGTTAGTACAAAGTTGATGAAGGAGAGTTTAAAGAAAAAAATAAAGCAATCAGCTACTGGTAAAGTAAGTGCTGGTAAAGGATATTATAAAAAGAAACCTGGTAAAGAATTAATTTTTGATGAATCAAATATAGATAGTAGGTTGTTTGATTTAAGTATAAGAAAAAATGCTTTACAAAACGCTAACCGTGTTACAATGGCTAGCTTCTTTACTGCTACTGGAGGTGGAGAAATGGGAAGGTTAGAAGCTAATTATAAACAAGCTGAAACTCAGTTAGCTAAATTACAAGAAGCCTTAACTCTTACTAATGACCCAAATGAACAACGAGAAATTTTATCTCAAATAGATTACTATACTAACTTAGCTGAAAGTACTAATTGGCAAAGAACTTTCCAAGGTTTATTATTTGGAACTACTGAAATGTATGCAGAAAAATGGGGTACTTTACGATATGTTAACAATCTACGTGTTACTAGAAATTTATCAAAAAGAAATGGATTAGAAGATACTTTTGTAAAAGGGTGGAATAAATCTAGTTATTGGAAAAATAGAGCAAAAGATTTTGGTGCTGGTGCTTATAATTTAGGATATGGTGTAACTGTAGAAAACATTGAAGAAATACTTACAGCTACAGGACATGGTACTATTAGAAGATTAGTAATGGGTAGTACAGATCCTATATTAAAAGAGGTTAATATGGATTTAATTGCTAATACAACTTTTGCAAGTTTAATAATGCAAAGTCCTAGTTCAGCTAGTCAAGTTAGAGCGATGTGGAATTATGAGTCTAGTACATATAAGGATTACAAGCGAAGTGTAGGTTATGCTGAAAGACGTGCTAAAATACAAAATCAATTAGATGATGTAAATATTTCTCCAGCTAGAAGAAAAGAATTAGAAGAAGAAAAAAATCAATTAGATAAGTTAGTTAGATTAGACAACGCTGATAGATTAGCTAGATTTGGTAGAATGAGACCTGAAACTAGAGAGAAATATTTAGAATTAAGAGCTCGACAAAATTTTCAAGAAAAACAATTATTTGATTTAGCTAATAGTGGTAGATTTGGAGAAAAAGATTTTGCTGAACAATTTGAAGCTGCAAAGAAAAAAGTTATTAAAACTAATTCTGAGTTGGAGATGTTGTTTGAGAATACCAAAGGTAAAAGTGATTTAAAGAAACGAAGAAAAGAACTTCAAAAGTTAAATGATAAAAATGATAGTTCTGTTGAATTTGTTGTTGATGAAGTTGCTAATGCAAATCGTATGCTACATAACACCGCTAAAGATATTGCTGATCTTTTAACAGAAAAAACTATAGTAGAATTTAATACTGTAGAAGAAATGGAAGCTTATCTTGAAGAGAATGACATAGATGGTGAAACTGCGGAGCAGATTAGAAACATGGGCTACGCCTATAATGATCCTAAAGGTGATATCTATTTAAACATGGCGGCTATAAACGCAAGTATGGTAGGTGTATTAGATGCGGCGAGTTTATTAGAAAAGAAAGAATTAGTGTTTCTTAATAGTGCTAGTAATTTCGAACAGTTTAGAGCCGCTGTATCTCCTTTACATGAGGTAATGCATGATGAAATAGATAGGCGTAAAGTATTTAGTGGTATATTTAAAGAAGCTAAAAACGCTGCTTTAGGTGTAACCAATTGGTTAACCACAATGAAAGATGAAGGGAATTTAGATGTAAGTATTTATAATAAAATGATGGACGTTTTAAAAAAATACAATATAGATTCCGAAACTACAGCAGAAGATAATGTAGATGCTAGTGAAATATTAACTACATTAGGAGAGGCAGTTTTAGGTGGTTATATACAAGCTGACGATATAGCAAACATGCATGGGTTACAAAGTTTTATGAATAGTATATTCTTAAAATCAACTGGTAATCTAGGTAAAGCTTTAATAGAATTAACTGACCCTTTTGCTACACCCCAAGCAATGGTTGATTTTATGAAAGAGTATGTTCGTAAACAGATAATGATGGGTGAGGTTAATAAGGGAGTAATACCAGAAGAAGAAAAAGAAAGAATAGCAGAAGAAGTTATAGGTAGAGAATCTAAAGTAGAAGAAACTAATGCTAGAGAAACAGAACTAGGTAAAGAGTTAAGAAGTAGATTTACCAATGAGGAACTTATAAGAAAATTAAAAAATGCTACAGGTAACGAGAAAAATGCTATAGAAGATATACTTATAGATGCCGCGGCTAAGGTAGGTTTAAAAACAATGGGCTTTGACAGTAGAGCTGGACTTGGAAATATATCATATGAAGCTGGTTATAAAGCAGCAAGAGGTAGAGTTGCTGAAAGAAATTTATTAAATAAATTTAATCCTCGTATAAATGATAATTGGAGTACATACGCTGGTAGTCAATTAAGCTTTGATATAACAAATATATTAGAAGATAATAAACAAGCTTTAGATTCTGAAAGTACTGATAGCGAGTTTGCTAAACAAGTTATAGATGAATCTCAAGACACAGAATCCGCTATAGATACTGTAGTTCAAGATGAAGTAGAAGCAACTATAGATATATATGATATACTACCACCTGAAGTAAAAAAAGAAGCTCAAGAAGAAGTAGCTAGAAAAATAAAAGAAAATAATATTGATCTAAGTGATGCTAACTTAACATTTAAAGAGTTACAACAAATAGCTCCATATGAAACATTAGCTAAGTTCTTTGGTATACCTGTTTCACGTATTACAATGCCTACGGATAACTTAAGAAAGGGAGATGATATTAGTAATATACAAAGATTTATTTTAAAGAACGTAGAAAAATTAATAAGAACTAGACCTCAAGGAAACGCAGCGTTAGTTAAAACAACAGGTGTTCAAGGTAGTAAAATAAAACCTAAGATAGAAGGTGGTCAATCAGCTGGTATACGTTCAAGAAATTTTTTAAATGAAGAGTACGATAAAGTTGTAGATAAAAAAACTGGAAAGCAAAAGAAAACAAACAACCAGCTTCAATATAAAATAAAACCTGGTGATAGAAAAAGATTTTTAACTAACTCTGGTATAACTAATAATAAAGTTGATAAGGGTTATGTTCCAAGAGGTCCTGAATCTCAGTATATAAAAGGAGTTTTAGAACTATTAGCTAGGAATATGGCGTTAACTTCTTTTGGTCAACTATTAGATCAACAACAAGATAAAGATGTTAAAGAAGGTAAGACTACAGAAAAGCAAGCTGAAACTAGAAAATCTACTGCTAGACAAAAAACAGCTCCGTCTAAAGCTCCACTACTTAGGTTTTCAGTTGTAGCTGAAGATTCTGCGTTTATGAGAGGTCAATTTAATATTGATGAATCTAAACGTATTGACGGATTATTAGAGAGTTGGCTTGATAAACAACTTGATAAAGATGGTAAAGAAATACCTGGCTCTAATAAAACTTTTGATCTTAAAACTCAAAAAGGTAGAGATAATTTTATACTTAAAATAAAAGAAGATCTACTACCATTAAATGGATTAGGAAGAAACTTCTGGTTTACTTATAAAAATGGTAAAGTTAAAACATCTGTGTTTACATATTCTAATGCTAGTTATGGATTATCAAAGTCTACATATACGGTAGGTGATAAAGTTAATGGTGAAAAATTAAAAGCAGGTGATTCTAGAATAGGTACGTTTAAAGATCCAGCTGGAGCCAAAGCATATGATGATTTTAAAGCTAAAATCTTTGCTCTTGGTAATGATCCAAATACTAAGTTTGGTGAAGGAATGAAAGATGTTGATTGGACTCTAACTAAGAATTATAAAACCATGTTTGGTGATAAGGAAAAGTATAGCGAGAAAATAGCAGAAGGTCTTGAGAATGGAGATATAGAAAAGTGGAACGAAAATGTTGGTAAAATTCACAAGAACATGTGGAAGATTTTCAGTGAGTTAATGAAAGATCCTGAGACTAAAAGTAAATACGCTCCTGTTATTGGTTCGTATTTAAAACTAACCGCTAATGACGCGACGTCTTGGCATAGATTAGGAGCTCAACTTATAGGTTATTCTGAATCAATAACTAAAAGAAAACCTACTGATAAAGGAAAGATGCCAAAAGGTGGTTGGAAAACTATAGAGTTTGAACACGCGATGCCTGCAACAATGGCTTACATTTATTTAATGGATGCTATTTTAAATGAAGGTATAGATTTTAACACAGCTTATAGGTTAATTATAGATAACTATAAAATGATTGTTTTAGATAAAGCAATGGACGATAAGCTGCGTAATGCTAGAACAGCAAGTGGTAAAAGCTTACAACAACGTATGCCTGATACATGGAATGTAATAACAGGTAAGTTTTGGGAAAGATATTTCAACGATTTAGTATTTGCTCAAGATGGTGGTATAGATCCTAGTTCTATAAAAGGATTAGATGGTAGAACATTTGCTGATATATATGGTATTGATGCGCAGGGTCAACCAACTACTGTGGCGGTACAAAAAGCAAAAGCAAAAGCTGTTCCAAATAATCTTAAGATTACACCTAAACAAGTCAAACCAAAAAGACAATCAGTAAGTAACAACGAGGTTTTAAACAGATTAGATAACTTACAAAAAGCTTTTACATATGCTCAAAATCCTAACAACCCAAAGAAAGGAATAAGCGTGTATGACTTTGATGATACGTTAGCTATAACTAAGAGTAAAATAAAAGTAACATTAAATGGTAAAACATTTAAAATCGACGCTACTAAATTCGCAAAGGATTCTCAAAAGCTAGAAGAGCAAGGTGCTACATTTGATTTTTCAGAGTTTAATAAAGTTGTTGACGGTAGAAAAGGACCACTAGCTAATAGACTTAAAAAAGCTATAGATAAGTTTGGTAGTAAAAACATATTCGTATTAACAGCTAGACCCTCTGCTGCAGCACCAGCTATATATGAATTTTTAAAAGGTATTGGAATGGAATTACCTTTAGAAAATATTATAGGATTAGAAGATGGTAGCCCACAATCTAAAGCAAATTGGATTATAGCAAGAGCAGCTGAAGGTTATAATGATTTTTACTTTGTAGATGATGCGGTTAAAAATGTTAAAGCTGTAGGAGATGCTTTAAATGTTTTAGATGTAAATTCTAAAGTTCAAGTTGCTAGACGTAGAAACAGTGTTTCAATGAACAAGGAGTTTAATGATATGATTGAGCGTAAGACTGGTATTAAATCATTTAAAGAGTTTTCTAAAGCTAAAGCAGAATTAATAGGCGCTACAAAAAGAAGTAAAAACTTTTTTATACCTGCTTCAGCAGATGACTTTGTAGGATTATTATATAGTGTATTAGGTAAAGGAAAACAAGGTGATGCTGACATGGCTTGGATTAAAGAAAACTTATTAGATCCATTTGCTATAGCAATGCAAAACATTTCTTTATCTAGAATTACTTTACAAAATGATTATAAAGCATTAAAGCAAGCTTTAAATATTATACCTAAAGATCTTAAAAAACTTATACCCGGTTCAGTTTATACAAAACAAAACGCTGTAAGAATATATATGTGGGATAAGTTAGGTTATAAAATTCCAGGCATAAGTAAAGCAGATTTAAAAGAAATAAAAGATTTTATAAACGAAAACGAGTATCTTGAAATATTTGGTAATGAAATATTAAATGTGTTAAAAGGTCAAGGGTTAGCTAAACCAAAAGATGGTTGGTTGGCTGGTACTATTACAACAGATTTACTTGATTCATTAATGACAAACACTAGATCTTTTTACCTGCAAGATTGGCAACGTAATGTAGATGTTATATTCTCTGAAGCTAATTTAAATAAACTTGAAGCATCGTTTGGTAAGCCTTACAGAATAGCATTAGAAAATATGTTAGGTAGAATGAAGTCTGGTATAAATAGAAATTTTAAAGGTGATAGTTTAACTGGTAAGTTTACGGATTGGATGACAAATGGTATTGGTGTAATAATGTTCTTTAACACTAGATCAGCTATGCTTCAAACTATATCTGCAGTTAACTTTATTAACTTAGAAGATAATAACATACTAGCTGCTAGTAAAGCATTTGCAAATCAAAAACAGTTTTATAAAGACTTCATGATGATAATGAACTCTCCATTCTTACAAGAAAGAAGAGGAGGTTTAAGATTTAATGTAAACGAAAGTGATATAGCAGACATGGCTAAGAAAGATGGTATGAGAGGTATCATAGCTAAGTTGTTACAAATAGGTTTTTTACCTACTCAATTTGCAGATAGTTTAGCCATTGCTTCAGGTGGAGCATCTTTTTATAGAAATAGATTAAACACATATCTTAAGCAGGGTATGGAACAAAAAGAAGCTGAGCAACAAGCGTTTTTAGATTTTAGAGAAATAGCAGAAGAATCACAACAATCAAGCAGACCTGATAGAATATCCATGCAGCAAGCCGGTTCATTAGGTAGATTAATTTTAGCATTTGCTAATACACCTATGCAGTACGCTAGGTTAATTGGTAAAGCAATTGATGATATTAAAAATAGAAGAGGTAATTGGAAAGCTAGTGTTTCTAAAGTTATACATTATACTTTAATGCAAAACCTAATATTTACAGCAACTCAACAAGCTTTATTCGCTATTGGATTTGGAGATCTTGATGATGAAGATGAAGAAGAAAAATTAACTAGATCAGCTAATAGTATGTTAGATTCTTTATTAAGAGGTTTAGGATTTGCCGGTGCCGTAACATCTGTTATTAAAAATGCTATACTAAAAGGAGTTAAAGAAAGTAAAGAAAACACACCTGAGTATGAAGAAATAGTATATGAATTTTTAAAACTATCCCCACCGCTTAGTAGTAAGGTTTCAAGAGTTAGACAGTTTGGAAGAACACTATCGTGGAACATGGATGATGTAAGTGCAATGGGATGGGATATACAAAACCCAGGGTTTTTAGCAGCTGCTAATCTTATCTCGGCAGCGTTTAATTTACCTATTGATAGATTAATTATTAAAGCAAAAAACATTGATGATTCTATGGCTAATGATTTAGCTATGTGGGAAAGATTGTTTTTGCTAGGTGGTTGGCAAGCTTACGAGCTAGGTGCGGACAAAAAAATACGACCACCTAAAAAACGTGGTAGAAAAGGAAAAAAGAAATTTAACCCAGCTGTTATAAATGGTGGTGTTAAAATTAACGGAGTAAAACTAAATTAAAATATGAAAAAATTATTAACACTGATTTGTATACTCATAACCTTTAATATAAATTCTCAAGATAAAAAGAATTTATTTAAAAGTGTTTATGAAGATTTTTTAAAGTATAGTACGTTTTATATAGCTGGAGATATTAAAAACTCTAAAGAAAACGCACCTAATTATTTTGTAAGAACTAATCCTAATGGAAATGTGTATGACGTGCCTGCTGTGGTTGATGGAACAGAGTATTATGATTATGATTACCGTTATGGATTTGGTGTTCGTAAAATAGCAAGGTTTGATTATGAAATGAAAGGTAAACAATACTATGATGGTAACGAATCTAACGTAGCTATGACAGCTCCTAACTCAGCTATTAAAGGGTTTGAATATATATTTCATACAGAAAAAGAAAGAGTCAGAGATGATGTGTTTCAAAATCATAGATATTTTTTAAAACATAGTGGTAAGTTTCACATTGTTAAAGTAGAAAGTAGAAAACAAGGTAAAGTTAATTTTAATTATAAGTCAGCTGAGGTTAGAGCTAAATTACCTATTGGAAAGAAATTTTCGTTGAGTGCAGGCGCCATTTATAGAACTCATGAACGTCCTTATGGTTATAATCCTGTAGAAATATGGTTGAATGAAACTAATGAGGACGGTTATGCTATGAACCCATGGTATACACTTGGTTTTTATTACGGGTATGATGACATATATTATACTTATGAAGATAGTTATTCAGGCGAAACAGTGTCTGATTGGTATTGGATAAATCCTGAAGGTGAAACTGTAGCTTATACAGATTTACAATTTAGACAAACAGTATTTACTGATCTTATGAATCGTTACAATAATGAGATATGGGATACTATAGATGGTTTTGGAGTTGTATCTCCTATTGTCGGTTTTGACTATTACCATTATAAAAATAATTTTTGGTTACATGCTTATGGGTCTTACTTATTACCTTATCATAACTATGTAAAAGGTGATGAAGCTTTTAGTTATTTCAATAGAAACAATTGGGGTCTCGGTGGATTACGTGAAGATGCAGATAAAGAACAATGGGAGGATTATCAAACCGGAATTCAGTTTGGTTGGAAGCTTAGCAAAAGCATAGGCGTATTCTTTGAAGGTGAGTATACTAAATTTTGGGATACTAAAATATATAATAGTTCAGTTGGTTTAAACATAACACTTAAATAATTATGAGTAATTTCACAAATTCATTTTGTAAAAAATCTCCTTTAAAAGCTAAAAACGAACAAGGCAAAGAACAAGGAGTAGATGGTAAAGCTT